CCTCTTTCATAAGTTCTATCATTTGATTATAATAGATTAATCTAAACTCAAAGTCCTGTGCTGTAAGCATTGCTCTTCGTAGGTTTTCTACCCTACGCCAAAACAATGAATCAGTCATAGGTAGCTTAACATAACTGTACCGATCTGGTCTTACTAATATTAATTGCATTATTCTTTCTCCAATTTTACTTCTGTTTCTGTATCTTCAGTGCGAGTTTCAGATGGTATTAAAGTTAACTCACTAATCTTATTAATAGCATCCTGCACATCTTTAGCTTCTACATTTTTGTAAATATCCTGAGCAGTATAACTTTGTATAATTGTATATTTAAACATATCTTTCTCCTTTTTTAAGTGTTGATCTACAAAACACTGTTTCGCCACCTAGTCGCACACCTTACAAATTCTCGCCGTGTCGTGTTCAGCAACGCCTCTTATGTAAGAAACGCTAGGCTTGGTTGCATCTAATTGCAAACCAACACTAATTTTTAAGACTGGCATATTTTATACCCACAATGTTAATTCATTGGGACAGGTACATTTTTACATCTGGTAGCCTGTAGTGTCATCGAGATTTTATATTTCCTACTTAAAGGATTGCTCTGCGACTTTTCATTATCAGAAACCAGTCTTATATACCCTATAGTCCCATCTAATCTTATAGTCAAGACTTATTTTCTAATTCTTTTACTTCTTCAAACGTAGTTTCAATACTGTACTGTTCCTTCAAGTCCTGTAGCTTCTTCTCTACCTCATCTCTTGACATCGAGTCGATTGTACCTGTGAGAATTTCTTTCTTATCAACATACAACCCAGCAATCTGACCACGGCGAGTCTCCGCAGCTACGGCAGCGTTGTAGTTACCAGCAGACGACGCTTGATCTCTAATTCTAGCCAATGTAGATAATGACCTTTCCTGAGTACATTTGTACCGATCCAACACAGCTCTTCTTTCCATCTCAATTGCTTTTGCAGTTAGTGGTGATTTTTCAGGGTTTTGCAGTTCTGAAGCTCTCACCCGTGCAGAACCAGCTGCGTACCCAGCATCAACCGCACATTGTGTAGCTGTTTTCAATCCTTCAGAATGGACAAGAAACAATATAAATCTTCTTTGTTTTTCTGATAATTTCCTGTCAAACAATGCATCAGAGTATGCTTCAGGTATAAGTACGTCTTTATTTTCTTCCATAATGCACCTTTTCAATAGATGTTTTCTTCAAATTAATTTTATATTACTAAATAATTCCATGAAATGCGAGTTTTTTTCGTAAAATATAGATAGTTTGTAACTTGTAAATAGTTGTAAGTTACAAGAAGTTACAAAAAAAGGTAAGTATTCTGCTACTTGTAACCTTGTTACCTTGTAACTTGTACTTTACTAAAAAAATAATTTAAAAAATAAAATGGTAGAAACATCTATAGAGAACGACGTTTATGCAAACATCTTTGGATCTTGACTAACAACTCTTAATGCTTTTTCTAAAGCTTCACGACCATCAGTCATAATAACTTCCCACTCTGCTGCAGTATATGCTCTATCGTGTTTAGGATTGTAAAATTTTACGTTGACATCACCGCAATGGCGACACTTATAAACTTTTCTTACTGGGCTTTCTGGTAGTCGTGTGTACATACCGTTTTATCCTTTGTAATGGAAATAATACCACATTTTCGGGTAATTTTTCTTTAAAATATATTGAATCCATGACTTTCATGTTTTCTAATCTATCGTATTGACTCGTGGTCCGTGATGCGAGGATCGCGTCCAATAAATCGCGTTGCTTTAATATCTCTTGATCGCTCATTTTCCTAATATTGATCTTTTTTTCAATCTTGTCCCAACAGGACCTTTAGACTGTGTTTTTTGACTTTTTATCTTCGCAGCAGCCGCTTTCAATGCATCAGAGCTCTTCATTCCACCTGCTCGTTTCATTTGTTTTTTTAATTTTAACTGTTGAGCTGCTGTAAGTCCTAGTTTAGGCATCACACGAGCTAACTCTGAACCCATTGCTTTTGTTCTCCTTAAACTGTCTCTTTTTCCACCTATTACTTTACCAATGGGTCCTTTTACCTTACCAGCAGGTCCTTTAGACTGTGTTTTTTTACCAAATCCAGTGCCTGCAAGGACACCACTATCTTTAGCATTCATAACATCGTCAATATTAAGTCTTCCAGTTGGTTTTCTGCTTCTGGCTAATTTTAATAATCTACTTGTCGTACGACCAGGATTATTTTTAATGTATCTTTGAAGTTCTCTTTCATAACTAGGCTTTTTTGTTTTTATTGTTTTTGCCATAATACTCTCCTATTTTTTCTTTTTCTTAGCATAAATACCAGCTGCGGCTGTTCCTCCAACAGCGCCACTAAAACCCATTACTTCTTTTGTACTTGGTCCTGTATTCTTACCAGCTCTTTTATCAGCTCTCTTTTGACCTGCTTTTTTTATTCTTTTTTGACGTTGCAAATAAGTTTCACGGGGTAAACCTAATTTTTGTCTTCTATTTGCTCTTTTATAATTTTTAAGAGCTTTACCAATACCTCTTACAGCTAAACCTATTCCTCTTGCTATTAGTCCTGCTGCCAAAATACTCTCCTAATCCCTTTTTCCTTTAAAACCAATACCTTTAGGTTTTCTAGTTTTAGGATTTATGGGTTTCTTCTTTGGTTTAATTCTATTCGGATTCTTTGGCTTTTTCTTTGGTTTAATTCCTGTGCCATATACTCTATCAAGCATATCATCCACTGCTTTTCTTCGAATTTTACGTTGACTTCTCTCTACCGTAGCTCTTCCAACACTCTCTGCTGCTTCACCACCCAATGCATATTTTTTCATTGTTTTAGGTGCTGGCTGCATTTTAACTTCTCCAAATTTTTTACTACCTGGTCTAACACCCATTTTCATCAACATTTGTTGTTGTTTAGTATAGACGGGTTTTCCTCTTTTTTCACCTTTAATTGTTGGTCCACCTTTTAAAGTCATAGGTGTCATATATTTAGGACCTTTTGAAGGTTTATATGGTCCACCTGGAACAGGATCTTTTTTCTTTGTTGGATCAAATGGTCCACCTGGAACAGCTTTACTTGGTTTTTTCTTACGTGGTGGCAAACCTGGTGTACCTTTAATTAATCTGTCTCTTGCTCTTTTTTGTCTTTTAGTTGTTGTCATTTCTTTACAATGCCTCCACGTTTGTATCCACCAGCTTTTTTAACTCTGGTTCTAATATCAACAAATTTTTTAGCTGGGCTTTCAATGGTACTGATTGTACCTTTCCTTAATTTCTTTTTTAAATCAGGAAATAACTTAATCGTTTTGATTGTTAAATCGGCGTCTTTAAATTTACCCATACCAAGTCCTTTGTTTTAGAGCTGCCGTAGTTAGGCATTTCGCTTCACAGGCAGCTCATGCTACTAGATATAGTATAAAATTGCGTTTGACGCAACTAAAAGGGTGGTTCACCCTTAAACTTTACGACAGGATTACTCTGCCGAAATCGTGTAGTTTTTGAATGATTCGGGGTCCAAGGGCGGTCCATAGTAGATCGCGATGGAATCTTCAGCGCCCTCTGTCCACGTTTGGTGGTAATACTTACCTTCATTGAGTTCCCCTTGTGAGTCACAAACCTTACACTGCTCAATGGCTTGTTCTGCCTCGAATCTAACTTTAACATACCCATTACCTTTACAATGATGACATATAATCATATCGCCTCCATAATATTTTTCTGATTCTTTCCCATCTTACACGGGAAGCAACCTCTTTCCAAGTCTTTGGTTCGCGAGGCGCGTTCTTTGATACTTTCGCATACTCACGAAGTAATCGTTCTTTTAATGGCGTCTTGCGGCCCATTCTATACTCTCCTTTTTATTTTCTAGTTCCTCTACTTTTGCATCATATTTAGCTCGCACAGACCATCTTCCAAAAAAAAATCCTAATGCAAACACGCCTACGATGGCAAGTATATGCCATAAGTGAAACATAATTCCTCCCTCTTACACAACATAACTTTATCAAATTTCCAGGTGCAGTACTCACTACTGAAATCACCCATTTTATTTTTTATGCAATCACGCATAAAAGTTTGATACGGCGAATAATATATAAAAATATACACACCCGCCAGTATCGTTCCACATAAGCATAGAATGCCTATGAGTTTTGCAATAAATTGTAACATCTTAAACAGTACCAAACATAAATAAATTTGCCTTCTTCTTGACACATCATATTATCCGTGAGGTATTCTTTATCACATTCTTTGCAACATTTCTTCTCATACTTCCATTCTGGTTTAAATGGTCGGTATGACTTAAACTTTGGCATAATGGTTTGTGTTTTCATGCCGCTAGTTTTCTTTTCTTAGCTTCTTTCTTTACTAAATAGGTTATTTGCATACCCGCGGACCTATCGTCCTCTGATGCTATCTTCTTCAACAACTTGTAAGTTTCAATGGCGACTGCCACACTTTTAAACTTCTTGATGTTCATCCTGTCTCCTTTAATTGATGTGGTAACTTTGCTAAATGTTCCTGCATTTCGATGTCACCAAAATCAAAAGCAGACTGTTCAGGTTCGTGAGCCGCGGACGGTGTAAACTTACGCCCTGCATTACGAGCCAAGTCATTCCACTCTTGCGCAAACTCTGTAAAAAGTTTTGACATTGTTTCATCACCAAGTCTTCTTGCATCACGGGCATTTTCTATATAACACTTTGCTCGCGTCAAACGTACCCCAAGACGAAATCCCTCTTTGAACGTCATCTCGTATTCTCTTTTAAGTTTCATACTTTCTCCTTCATTAAGTGAGTAGGGGGATTCTTTGACTACCCCCAACCTTTTCGCGACAAGTCAAACTGTCCTAGCTTAACTACTACTTCAGTACCACCCTTTGACACTTCAGGCATTTGCCCATATCGATCATCAAGTGTGCTTTACTACCTTGTTACAGTTGTTCGGCCATACTCGGAGAATGTTGCACCATTCTCATTTAATTGTGTATTTAATCTAATTTAATGGGAGTGTCAACTATTATTTATAACAAACATAGAAGAT